AATCCAACCAAGTGGATTTTCTCTTTGGTCATAATTAGTTTTAAGACCAAGTTGTAGTAGTCTTCTGTCTGCTATGTATCTATTGTAAGCATACATATCTTTTTTAGTTAGTCCTTGTAAATCTCCCATCTCAAATACTAAATCTAAAAACTTATCTTCAAGCATTACCATTTCTCTACATATTTGATAGATTTCTTTTTTGAAATCATCTGTCCATATGTCTAGGTTTTCTTGTATAAATTCTCTAAAGAGTTTAGTCATAGCTTCTACATGCATAGATTCATCACGAATAGAATAAGTAACTATCTGACCCATACCTTTCATCTTTCCAAATCTAGGAAAGTTTAATAAGATTGCAAAGCTACTAAAGAGTTGTAGTCCTTCTGTAAAAGCAGAATAAACAGCAAGAGTTTTTGCTATAGTTTCTTTCTTAGCTTTACTAGGTTTAAAGTTACCAACATAATCATGTTTATCTGACATCTCTTCATAATCAGAAAATGCTTTGTATTCTATTTCAGGCATACCTACTGTATCAAGTAGTAAGCTGTAAGCATGTTGATGAATAGATTCCATATTAGCAAAAGATGACATCATCATTCTTGCCTCTGGCTTTTTAAAGATAGGCATATACTTATCTATATATCCACTAGCTACATCTACATCTGATTGTGTAAACAATCTAAATATTTGTGTAAGTAAATTCTTTTCTGTATCTGATAACTCTTGCCAGTCTTTTACATCTGTATGTAATGGTACAGACTCTGGCATCCAATGCATTTGATTCTGTAATACGTAGTAATCAAACATCCATGGATATTCAAATGGTTTATAATAATCTCTACTGCCCAACAAGCTCATATCTATTCTCCTTTAATATTTTTAAATTTTCTGTTGCTTCTGCATAATCTTTAAATAATTTATCAACTGTATCTACTACATTAGGATGGTCTGCTACACCAACACCTTCTCTAAAATACATTTGAATATTACATAAAGCTTCTGATTGTTCAGCTTTATATCTATCATATAAAGCATCATATAGTTTTTCTTTTGTCATTCTTTCTCCTTTGGTAAATAAACCATGACAAAAGAGCCACAGTTTGGACAACTTAAATTAGTTTCCATACAATAAGTTTCATCATCTTCCTCTATATCATGGTCGCCTCTCCATATTAATTCTGTATTACAATGCCAACAATTCATATTATCCCTCACAGGCTATACATTCCACATCATCTAACTTGATTCTTGGAACTTTAATGTTTACATTCTCTATATTTCTAGCTGCGTTAGACCTAAAATAGTAGAGTGATTTAAGTTTATTCATACCATACCAATGAACATCATTAACATACTGCATATATTCATCATGGATAGTTTGGTCTTCAGTTGCTTTAGGTAAAGTAAAGAATAAATTTACAGATTGTGCTTGACAAATAAACTCTTGTCTTTTATAAGCATGTTCAATAACCCATATTTGATTTATCTCATTAGCAGTTTTAAATATTTCTTTTTCTTCATCTGTAAGTATATCTAAATGTTGAACAGAGCCATCGCTACCTGATATATCTTTCCATAGATTATCTAATTCTTTACCTTTTAATCCTTTAGATTTTAAAACCTTTTCAAGAAATTTGTTTTTAACTTGGTAGCTACCTGACAAAGTTTTGTGTGTATATGCATTAGCACGATAAGGCTCAATAGAGGGAGAAGTACCACTACAAATAATCCCACTACTAGCATTAGGAGCAACAGCAAGAAGGTTAGCATTACGCCTGTCATTACCATGTAAATCAGGACACTCCCCCCGTATTTCAGCAAGTCTTTTAGTAGCCTCTGTAGCTTTAGTCTTAATGTGTTTAAAGGCTTTATAATTGAATCCTGTAGCGAATACTCCCTCAAAAGGAATGCCTCTAGACTGTAGGTAAGCATGGAAGCCCATTGCACCCAGACCCAACGACCTTTCTCTATAAGCCGAGTAAGCTGATTTTGCATATCCTTCTTTATCTTGCTTAATATATTTTGTAAATCTTTTAAAGTTTGCACTATATCCTCCTAATTGTGTAGTGTCTACTGCGTTTTCAATATAATGTTCTATTATATTATCAAGCATTGTTATTAAGTCATCTATGAACTGTGAATCTTTTGACCAAGTATCAAAGTATTCTAAATTAACTGAAGACAAACAACATACTGCAGTCCTTTCTTCGTTAGTTGGTAAAGTTATTTCGGAACATAAGTTGCTTTGTCTAATTGATAGTCCTAAATCTTGTTGTTGTTTTGGTAAAGCTTCATTACAAGTATCTATGTTTATCATGTAAGGCTCTCCGGTTTCTGCTCTTGCATGGATAATTTGCCACCATAAATCTCTAGCATTAATAACCTTTACAGCTTCATTAGTTTTAGGGTCAATCAATCTCCAATCTTCATCCTCTCTTACTGCATCTAAAAATGCATTAGTTATATTAATTCCGTTATGTAAGTTAAGACACTTACGATTAATATCTCCACCAGATTCCTTACGCATATTAATAAACTCTTCAATCTCTGGATGACTTACATCTAGGTATGCAGCATAACTTCCTCTTCTTGTAGTGCCTTGATTAAAGGCTAACATTTGAGAATCTACTACATGCATGAATGGAATTGAACCAGTAGAACGAGAGCCATGAGTAGTAGGTATACCATTACTACGAACATCTCCCCAATATCCACCGATGCCTCCACCCGAACTCGCCAACCATATGTTCTCATCATAGTGAGCAGATAAACCAGACCTACTATCAGGTACATAATTAAGGAAACAACTGATAGGTAGCCCACGAGTAGTTCCCCCGTTAGAAAGTATAGGAGTACTAAACATAAACCAACAATCGGAACTGTAGTTATAAAGTCTTTGAGCCAATTCATAATCTGTTTCTCCTTTAAATGTAGCACCATAAACTGCTGCTCTAGCAAAAGCTTCTTGTGCGTGAGTTTCTCCTTCCCAAAAATATCTATCCTTTAATGTATCTAAACTAAACTTATCAAAGTTTTTTTCTTTATTATAGTCTATTGTTATACCTAAATAATCTTTAGGTCCTATCTTATCTTCAATCATCATGCCAAATCTCCAAATATAAAGCTATGATTGCATAGTGTATTATTTTATACAACTCTGCTTGAGTAGAATTGTTTTCTTTTTTACCACACCTCATAGCATATTTCATAATATTACCAATACAAAAACTTTCTCCATGTCCTGCATCTATTATCATGTCAGTAGCTTGATACTTACCTTTACCATAATGTTGAGTATAAGTTGTATCAATATATGTTTTTATTATTTCTAAAATTTCTTTTTCTTTAAATTTATAATTAATTCTTTTTTTCATTATTTCCATTTCTCCGGTAATGTTTCTTCACTATACCATTTAAAATTATTTGTTTCTGCCCATTCAGCATGAGTTCTTTTAGTTCCATCCTTTCTTTTTTTAGCTTGTGGCATAGGAGCATAAGGCTTTTGAAATAAAAATACTAATTCAAATTCTCCTACCTGTTCTGTTAAAGCTTCTCTTATCCAAATATATTTACTGTATTCAGCGTAATCCCAAAACCTACCTTTGGCTTCTAGTAATATTGTTTGTCCATTAATAACTTTTATAAAGTCTGGTTCATATTTATGTTCAACAACATAATCTATTTGTTCATTATGATGTTTCCACTTTTTTAAAATAGATTGATGTATATCATATTCCCATTTACTATCATAACCTTTAGGAACATTAACCTTTTTAGGTCTAGGTTTTCTTGGTATTCTTTTAGGCATTCAAATCCTTTATTTTTAAATTAGGATTTCTTTTTATTAATTTATAAAACCATCTTAAACTATAAGCACTTAACATAAATTTATTGTTAGCAAAAATATGAGTTTGTTCTGGTAAAAATTCATGTAAATTTTTCTTATTAATTTTAGAAGTATCTTCTCCCTCTGGTATCATAGTTCTTAACCATTCAATTAATAAAGTTTCTGATTGTCTTCTTAATCTTTTAGACTTCTTGCCATTCATAATTTTTTACCAATTGCCAATACTTTAATATACTATTAAACATTTCTTTATGTTTCTCATGTGATTCTTTATCCCAGATATGACAAAGAACTATACTTGTATCTGCTCTATCAACAAAGATAGATACTCTTTCAGGGTCAGTTATATTACAACCTTGTGCATACGCTGATAGTTGCATACCATGTTCATCATATACTAACTTACTAGGTTCTTTACCCTCAAGGTTATCTTTAGTTTTAAAGTCTACAAATATTCCTGACTTGGAATACAAGTCTATCTTACCACCATATCCTTGATTAGCACAGAAAGAATCTTCTGCTATCCAATCTTCATTAGGGAAATTTTCATCTAACCATGCCTGTATAATCTTATAAGTTTTAGATTTACCTCTACCAAGAAAACCTTTTTCAATCATAGCATGGATTTTAGTTCCCTCTGTCGCAGCTTTAGAACCTATTTGTTTTGCATCAGACTTACATCTATACACAAAAGAATCCATAGACTCTTCATCTCCTATATCTAGTGTTGCTGCAGATTTAATAGCTTGAGTTATCTTCCAATTCTCTAGTGCAGGTTTTGCAACCATACCAAGAATAGTAGTGACAGAAGGAACAAGTCCTAAACTTTTAGCATCTCTTAATGTAGTGTTTCTTTCTTTACCATTAGCACCTATGATAGTATACATAGGTTCTCCCTCAAGAGAATACCAATGTCCTGATTCGGATGTAAACTTATTATACTTATCTAATTCAGTTTTGTCAATACCTTTAGTCATCTTTTAAGTCCTTAAATGTTTTAAATACATCAGATGAAAATAATTTTTTAATATTTACTAACCACATTCTACTTGCTTTATGGTCGCCACCACTTACAGACTTCTTAAAATCTAATTTATCTATAAGTTGTTTTAGTTTTGGCACATCAAATATAAAGGTGCAGAATATGTCATCATCAATACAAAGATTATGAAACCAAAAGTCTGCTTCAGTTGTAATAATACCAGATGGTTTACCATATGATTCATATTCAATACATATGTTTCCTGTCTTCATCCACATACCTCGTTCAGATTTTACTTCTATCTTTTTATCTGTAAACATTTCTGCTATTTTATCTTCTCTTATTTGACCATACTCTAAATCTATGTCAAACTTTTTTCTATCTTCTTTAGTGGGTTTCACTCCAATTACCTCCTATTTTATATTCGCCTGTTAAATTACATCGCATATTAAATTGCTCTGTCACCTTTTCAATACTCTCAACGCCCATTCTACCTACAGCATCTGCTTGAGATTCCTTTACTTGTAGTTGCCATTCATCATGGATGTTAGCAACAAAACAAGCATCAAGCGTATTTAGTTTTATTAATTGATATAAGTTTATCATAGCCTGTTTCATAACAATAGCACCACTACCTTGTAATAAAGTATTAAGTGCAGCATGAGGACTTCTAACATATATCTTTCTACCATCTATACCTTTTAAGAAACCTCTATTCGCAGCTTGTTGAACTCTATCTCTTAACTTCTTAAGAGCAGGTAGATTAGCAAAGAATCTTTGTTTTAAAAGTTTACCTTTTTTAATATCTCCATTAATAATACTTCCTATCTTTGCATCTCCTGCACCATAGACTAAAGCATATATAAATGTCTTTGCTTGGTCACGAGTTTTTAATCCTGCTAACTGTTGATTGGTTGAATGTATATCTCCGTTAATAACTTCTTCAATGTAATCAACATCGTTCATATAATGTGCTAACATTCTTAACTCTAATCCACTAGCATCTATTCCTACAAGTTTATATCCCTCTGGTACAGTCCAACAAGACCTACATTCTTTACCATAAGGACTATAAATGTTAGGAACTTGTGCCATATTAGGACCTCTATGTGTCATTCTCCCTGTGATAGTTCCGTTAGGTATAACTCTACCATGAACTCTATCATCTTTAAGTTCATCAATCCAAGATGATACCTGTGCAATTCTTTTTTGATATAATAAAAAGTCAGCTATGAGTTTAGCTTCTTTAATATGTGTTATCTTTTTAAGAGTAGCCTCATCTACAATAGGTTGTCCTGTAGGAGTAAACCTTTCAGGTTTCCAACCAAAGTCAATAAGATATTCTCCTATTTGTTTTCTACTACCTAGATTAAACTCAACTAATTTTTTACGCATAAAAGGTTCGTGGTTATTTGATGTAAGTATAGTATTGTACTCATCATCAGTAAGTCCTCGCTTACTTAACTGTCCATCCTTTTTAATGTAAGGAGTGACAAGCTTATCATCAATCCATTTAGGTTTAAAGGTTGTCTGAACTTCATCTTCTACATCTGCCATGTTTTGTTTTAATTCTGCTAACAAAGTCATAGCTTGTTTAGTATCAAAATAAAATCCTGTATTCTCTTGCTCACGCATAATTGCAGCAGTTAATTGTTCTAAATCAAAAGACTGTTTACTAAATCCCATACCCTCTTTCTGTAAGAATTTATATACAGCTTCGTTAAGAACTACATCTTGAGTACAATAGTCTAACATCTCTGGAGTATAGTTATCAAACTCTGGTTGTTCTTGTTTAGGAACACCTAATCTATAACCCCAAGTTTTTAAACTATGTCCGTTCTCTCTGATAGGATTATATAATCTTGACATAACTAATGTGTCAATAATCTTTCCAGAGTATGTAAAGTTAAATAACTTTTTAAGTACCGGTAAATCAAAACCTATAATGTTATGACCAATTAAAGTCTTGGCACTCCGTAATAAATCTAAACCATCTTCAAGTTTATCTGGTCCAAACTTATATGTATCACCACCATCAACTTCTTTAGCTACAATACACCATACTTTTGTAGCATCAAGGTCATCGGTTTCAATATCAAATACTATATTAGAAATCTTCTGCATCAAATGTTTCCTCCTCTGATATTTCATGTAATCTACCTGTTTCAATATCATATCTTAAACTACAAGCCATACCTGTGTCGCCTGTATATCTTGACTTTAATACTCTTACTTTAGTTATGTTAGCTTCATCCGGATTTTCTGCTTGTTGATTTCTTTCAAGTGCTATAACACAATCTGATAATTGTGCAATACCTTGTGAGCCTTTAAGATGTGATAGCGATACTTGTATTCCTTTCTCATGTCCTCTATCTCCTTGTGCTCTACGTAAGTGAGATACTAATACCATACCAACACCTGTTTCTTCTACAAGACTACGCAATCTATTCATAAGCATATCAATACCTCTGCGTTCATCTCCCTCTGTGAGTACATTTACAAGCATATGTAAGTGGTCAACTATTACCCAATCACATTCACAACCTACAATAATATATCTTAATTTAGAAAAGATTTCATCTATATCAGTTGCTCCTAAATGTGCATGGATAAATACTCTACCTTGTTGTATAGCACTATCAAATAAAGTATCAAGTTCTTCATCAGTATATTTACTGCGTTTCTCTGATAGATATATTCTGTCGTTAGCTTCAATAGATACAATCCCATCAGCAGTTCTTAACCAATTCTCTTCTAGTGCTATGATACCTACATTATCTTCTGTATTTTTTATAAGGTGATGTTCAAGTTCTCTAGTCACACTAGACTTACCAAGTCCTGTTCCACCTGTAAGAGTGACAAGTTCTCCTTTACGCATACCATATAACTTTTTGTTCAAGCCATCCCATGGATATGCAATACTTTCTTTTACCTCTCTGTTAATCCAATCATCTTTCTTGCTAGATAAATCCATAATCCCAGATGGTGTATAAGTCTTGGCTTCCCACCATGCTGTTGAAAACTCTTGAAATTTTTTCTTGGCTAACATTTCGTTAGCATCTTTATATCCATTAGGTAAGTTTATTATCTTTGCTTTAGATGGTTTAAGTATTCTAGCTACCTGCCTTGAAGCATCTATACCTGCCTTGTCGTTATCAAAACATAAAACCACATTGTCAAAACTCTCAACAAACTCAATGCTCTCTCGTATATCTTTAACAGCAGATGAAGCACCTCGTTTAATTGATACAACACTAGACTTACCTTGCATCAATTCATAGACTGCCATTGCATCACACTCTCCCTCTGTAATAGTTAAATACTTACCACCTTTATTCCGATACAGTTGTTCTCCAAACAATCCTGTGCCCTCAAAAGTTCCATTACAAGCAAAGTTTTTATTGTCAACATATCTAGTCTTGGTTGCAACTATCTCACTTCCATTATGAAAAGGATAGATGTGTTGTTTAACATTACCATTATGGTCTTTAACTATCTTTACACCAAACTTTCTAGCAGTTTGTTCTGTTATATTTCTATCGGTTAAAGGTGCATAGATACCTGTATATGAATTAAGGAATGATGTTTCTGGTTGTTTCATTTCCACTACATTATCATCTGCGTTATCATAGTCTGGAATAAAAGCATTACAGCTAAAGCATTTAGCAGAACCATTACTGTTAAGTGAAACAGCATCGCTACTATCACACTTTGGACATGGTAGTTTGTGTTTAATAAATTTTGTATTCAATTCTATCTCCTGTAAAAAAGTGAGGCGTTGTTCATAGGATGCTTATATAAACCCATCCAACAGGAATATTCCTTTAAGTGCCTTCCTGTACTAATCGCTTAGTAGCACACCTCGTTGTATTACGATACCTCGTTTAAAGAATCATCTTCATCTGAAGTTTCTTCTTCTTCAATAGTTTCGCCACCATCTTCTGTTGGTGTTTCAACTACAGCTTCAGGGCAATCAGCTAGTAATGTTTCAAGCTGACCTTGATGCCCTTGAGTAGCAAAGTTTAGTGCTTCAACTAAAGTATTTAATGTTCCCATTTTATTAATACTAACATTAGCATTTATTCTGGAATCACTATTCTCTATCTTTGAAACATCATAAACTGTTTCGCCACTCTCATTCTTGATGGTAATAATCATTATTAAAACTCCTCGTTATCATCAAAAAATTCTGACCCATCTTCAGCTTTGTATTCAACTAGCTCAATGACTTGGACACCTTGTAGGTCAAGACTTTTTCCAGACTTACCTGCATACTCCCATTCAAATTCACTACATTGAACTCTAACTTTAGAGCCATTCCCTACAGCTAGATTAATATCTTGCTTGTTCTGGTCAAGAAGTCTTGGTGCATTCCTAATCATACCATTAGGACCATTGACTTTTCTCTTAACAATCAAAGCAGGACCTTCATCCATCTGCTTTACTGTATGCCCACGACTAGCAAAGTCATCTGCTGTCGCTTGGTCAACAACTAGGTTGACTGTATATACAGGTTCAAAAGTCGTATTAGGTGTCTTAATAGATGCCCAATACGCAGTTCCTTCTACTATCATATTTACCTCCTATGATTAAGTTTGAAGTTGTTAAAAATTAGGAGAGTTGTGAGCCAACTACTCTCGGAGTTGTGGTTAGAACCAAACCTACTAACACATGGAGATAGAGGGCTTGTTCGGTTACTCAAGATACTTAAGTGTATCACACTTGCTCCTCAATTACTTTAAAAGAATTACCATTAACAATATTATCCCATGTGCTTCTTCTTATTTTTCTCCAATGATTATCTTTGTGACTATACAATATACTATTCCTAATCTTGACCCATTTATATCCTATCACTCCTACCTCAAAGCATCTATATCCAGAGGCTTCTCGTTTAACTCTAGTATGGTCATTATAAAACCACACTAAATGTCTTTTCTTATTGTTATCTTTATGATATATTTTTTCTGGTATTTTTATTTCCATATTTTTTTCTCCAAGTTATTATAAGTTGCATAGTCTACCATACTATTGTGACAATATGATGACATTTGTGTGACAATATTGTGACAATTTATGTTTCCAATATCTCATCTAGTCCCTCTAAATCTACATCATCTAATATCTCTACTATAAAATTATCGCCCTGATACTCAACAGTATGAGCAATATCTATGTCTGCTTTTTCTTTTATGATTACCAGACTTTCTGTAAATTCTTTGTATTCTTCTTTAGTCATTGTTGCTTTCATTTTTTTTCCTTACTTTAATAAATATAAAAACCATACACAAACTACCATACCTAACAGCGATAGTTTCATTAATAAATCATGTGTCATAATCTTGTTCCTCTATAGTTAGTTCAACCCAACCTTAATGCTAGTTTGATTTGTTTAAAGACAGCTTAAAATACTAGCAAAGTCTGTCTGCAAATTGTGGCTTTGTTGTTTAGAGTCTGTTCAAACCACCACGCAAGTGTGGGAAAATCAGACTAGCACTATGCAACTTTAATGTCATTCTATAAATAAGTGCCAACATCTATAGAGCAGACATACTTCATAATTATTTACCTTTATCTTTTAATAATAAATAAGCCCCATAACAACAGAACAGCATAAATAAAATTATTATTTCTAATCCATTCATCTTCCTTGCCCTCTATATGCTTTATAACTTCTCTTTTTATTTTTGTTCATATGTTTGGTTGATATTTTAATAGTCCTAGAACGCCCTCCTGTGCCTTGTGAGGTAGACTTTTTAACATGGTCTATACTTTGTATTACCTTTGTTCTTAAAGCCATTCTACCCTATCCTTTTTTCTTTTGTCGTTATACTCTGTGACTTGTTTACCATTACCATATGTAGTAATCATTTTAGTCCACTTACCATTAGCATACCTACAATCTATAGATGTAATTGAGTTATCTATTTGTTCTTGTTCAAGTTTTTCTTTTTGCTCTTGAACTTTATCTTTATATTGTGTCATGTATTACTCCATCTTTATCTACAAACCAAGACAAAGAACTACCATGCTCAAACAAATCTTCTGCTATTTGAAATAAAATTTCATCTCTATCATCATCAGCATGGTAGCCTAGTCTATCTTCGTAAGTAAATATATCTGCCTCTAGCCTACCTTGTTTATCAAGTTCTTCTACTTGTTCCATTATCTTTTTAAATGCTTTTTTATTGTATTGATTACTCATATTATCTCCTATAAATATAAACATCCCACTTTACTGCGTGTTCTAGTGGACAAAAAGTTATTCTCCTATAATTATAGTTAGGATTATTTCTGCCCCACCTACCTTGACACTTAACATAATGTTTAGTATTGCTGTGTTTGTTCAATAGACTAACACTATCTTTTATTTCTTGCAGTTGATTTAATTGTTGCAACACTTGGTCGCTGTTCTTATCTACTGTCATTACATATGTATTTGTTCTCATTAGTTTATCTCCTTTATTAATTTTGTTCTAATAATAATCCTTTACTTGTCAAGTGTGCTACTTCTTCCATAATACATTGATAAATAAAGCCCTCTTTACTATCCTCGCCCTCATAGTTTTTAATATGTTCGGTAATTTTAGTTATCAACATATCTAAACTACCCTCTGAAAGTAAGCGTAAGAACTCAAAATCTCTTACAGCTACCTCTTGCACTCTTCCATATAAAGTCATGCTATCCCTCCTTGTATTCTGTAAATAGTTTCTTAACAAAGTTTTCTAAATCCATAAACCTATCTTCAATAGTTTCTAAAGTCATAAAAGTATTTTCTTCTTGCACTCCTTGTCTTTCTATATCAATAGCTTTAAGTATTTCTTTTTCTATAATAGTAATATTCATTCTACATTCTCCTCAATTATAATATCATAACAAACACCACACAACATTTTTTCATATGGCACTTGTTCTAAATTTTCGTAATCATTAGTGTCATAATTATTATTATCAATAATGTAATTAGCTTTATAGCCACACTCATTACAACATCCTATACTTAATATTTTTGTTGACACTATTCTTCTCATTTGGTTGCTCATTATTTATTTCCTCCTGTATTGATTTAGGTATAGCCAAGTCCACCATTACTTTAGCAATTTCTGGTGGGTTGGTAGTATATAAAGTATTAATAGCCTCTATATATTCTTTCATTATATCATCACTCATTATCTAGCCCTTCAAAGTCTAGTTCTTGTTGTTGTTGTTTCTTTTCTTCTTCTTGCTCTAACTGATTAGAAAGAGAATCAAGAGTAGAAGTATCAAGCCCTGATATGTTTTCTAATATATCTTTCATAATAATATTTCTCCTTTTGTTGTTAAATTATGTAGCATAGGGTAGCATACTTTTAATAGAAATGCAAGTGTTATTTTAATTAATTTCATCTGACACTTCCTCTATCTCTAATACTTCTTCTTCATCATAACCATATTCAAGTCCATTTCCTGTTTGTAATTCTTCACTAGGGTCATAACTTCCCATAGCTACAAAATCTTTAGCTTCTTGTTCATTTTCTGCGTCTACTATTATTTCAGAATAGCCAATCCATTTTGTATAAACTTTAAATGCTTTCATCTGACACCTTATCTATTGGCTTACCATAAACCATAATTTTAAATTCATAATCATCAATATCTTTAACCTCGCATAAAGTATATTCTCCTGAACTTGTATGTTTCTCTATACTTTCTTTTGACCAACCACTTTGACCACAGCTAACATAAGACCAATCGTTATCTCCAAAAATGTTATAACATTGTTCATCTACTCTTTGCTCTACTGTCATGTTTTCTAATTCAGACTTTGGAATATCTGAAGCACTAGTATCTATTTTTATTACTCTACTCATATTATATCTCCTATATTTATATTATATTAATTGCAATAATAACTAATACTATTGCGATTGGTTTAAGTATATACCAATTAATTCTAAACATCAAGCTATCATTGGCTTGTCTTTTAAAATCTTCTTGGAATAATTTCCATTCTCTTTTTAGTTTGTTCATTTTCTACTCCTTGATTTTAGTTCTTGTTTGGCTTGTTCAAGCCTTTTATTTTCTTCATCAGTATTTAAAAGCTTCATCATGCTTAATGCTTTTATCATGTTTTTAAGTTCCCATGTTGCTATATGTTTCATAATTTTTTACTCCTTGCTTTCGCTGTTAATATTAAAATTGTTGAATGATAAAGCTATCATCATCTATCATTATGACTGTTGTATC